GTCGGCTTCAGTCGAGAGTTATTATTTAGTAGCTCCCGTGACTTCAGGTAATGGTTTGCGAGGTTTTCTGCGTTTCCCTTTGCCCCCCTTCATATTCGTGCCCTGCTTCGTCTTGGGCTGAAGGGCATTCTTGCGTTCAGAGAGAGAGCTGAACTTGGTAACGATTGCTTCGGTACCTTCTTCAGCGAGCTTCCTCTGTAACCTTCTCATTCTCCCTCGTTTACCTGTGTCTAAAACTTTGCCCGAGTCGAGATTAATTAAGAATCGGACAGCTGTTTTTGCTTCACTCATAATTTTGCGAGAGTTAATTATTATGTCAGCGTTTGAGCTGTGATGTAAAGTGCGATTTTGATTGGTACAGTTTCATAATATCACATTTTAAAAAGATTGTAAATGGTTCAGCTGTTAATAACTCACTTCTCGCTGTAATGTTGCAGCAAATAAATTATTTATTTTTTATCATTTTGCTCCTTGTTTTCACTCGGTTTTTATGCGTTTTCAAGCCTTGATTTGCGAGATTAATATTTTACAAATGTTGCATTTTATATTATAATTAAATTAATCATTTTACTAGCGTTTTCCGAGAGTGTGCTGTAAAGGGAGCGCAGGTTATGAGGAGTGTAGAGCAGGACGTTGATACTGAAGAACAAGCAACTAATGTCACAGTGTTCTCTCTAGTATCATTTCCCTGCTCTTACACGCTCACATACGCACACGTAGCGTACGTAGAGAAGGACGTATACTATACTAGTACTATACTATACTATACTATACTATACTATACTGTACGTATACTATACGTAGTCTATAGAAGACAATGATACGTGTAGAATAAAAGAAAAATAATTCCTATAGAACGTATACAGTAGAGGACTAGTAGTAGACTAATAGCTATAGACTAACGATAACGATAATGATAAAGCGCTTAGGCGCATTCGCTCGTGCTCGCACGTGAACGATGCTGTATGTCAGAAGCTGCTCCAGGACGCCTTCAGACTCTGACACAAGCCAAACGTAACGTTCAGACCTTCAGACACGGGCACGCTCTCGCTCGTCAGCGCTCGCACACAAACGCGCTCACGGGCATAAAACGCCACCGTCGTATATAAACATATACGTTGACGTAATAGAACAGGCGCGTACGAATTTTTTCTAGTGCGTACAGGAGTATACATGACATACGTTACGTTCAGACATTCCTATGAAACTAACATCAAATCAGAAAAGAATTCTCTCACTTCTCAATGATGGCTGGGAGATCAGAACAACTAACATACGAGGTTCACGCAGTTACTGGCTACATCATGACGATCAACGTCTCGCTGAGACATTGACATACAAAACCTTCTATTCATTGTTAGACAGAGGGTTTCTAAAAATTAAGCCTTCAGATCGTATAGACGTGAAGGCGTACGAGCTCGATCGGAAGGGAGTTCGTCAACAACAGATCGAACAAGCAGTACGCTATGCCGTCAAGAAGGCAAGGAAGACAATATGAACTTTGGCAGACTTAAACAAAGCCAAGCACAAAAGAGCAAGGACATCAACAACCTTCTAAAGGACAAGAAGGTCAAAGAGAACCAAGCTAAGATGAAGGCACTGATGGAAGACATTGACAATGTAGTAAGGAACCACCAGATTCCGCTCATTGCAGTGATAGAGGTATTTGGCCAGCTATCAGAAGCCTATCAAAGGTATGCTCTTCTAAACTCTACTCTACAGAGGGCTCCGGGGGAACACCCCATAGATGGGCCAAAAGAACAGAAGACCTCATAGAGAATTTTATGATCAAGATCGAGAAATTAAAAGTGTATGCAGTCGTCGCAGATGTTGTAGTTAACAACCTGATCTACAATCATCTTCACGTCGGCTTATCCTATACCCTCGACGAAGCATTGAAGGAGATGGAAGCCGTTCTCAAACGCGATCCATTTTTTTCCAAGTATCAGAGGATCCAACCTGCATACCACACTACACTCAGCATAACCGAGATTTTACAGCACATCGGACTTACAGGTGAGTCAAGAAGATCTGATTTATTAAAACTCCTGATCAAGGAAGGAGACGAACAGTTGACGAAGCGTCTCTCGCCTTACCTGAAACCATTTGAGCTTCAGTACATCAGGGAGAAGACAAATGACAAGAAGACTTCGAAAAAACAATCTTCGCCGAAGCCGTCGCATTCATAAGGAAGCTTTGCTTAATGGCAGAGAAGAGGAAAGCCCTATCAAGTTACCACAAGCAAAGAAGGATGAGATGTCTAAGCTTGAGAAGTTAGCAGACAAACATAGACGTCAGCGGGCAAGGTTTACTCCAGAAGAGACTGATCCAGTCAGAAAGGGTCGTCTCAAGTCAAAAGCATACGACGTATTCAAGATCCAGTCATGGCCGAAGAAGATGACTAAAGCTTTCTCAGAGGGAGCATCTCTCGAGGAAGTCTTAATGATGCTAGGTCTTACAAAGAAGATGCATCGCTTTCTCATCGATCGAGCAGAGAGTGCAAAGAGACAAGACATTCGTGAGAAGTGTGCAGAGTATCGTAAGACTGTCAATCATGGTCTTGAGCTTGCAGAAGCATGGTGGATGAAGCTAGGAAGACAGGGAGTCCACATGGGCAAGTTCTTCAATACTGCGTTGTTTGCTCAGAACATGAGAAATCGATATGGCTGGTCAGACAAACAAGGCGGTTCAGAAAGTGAAGAGTCTCTCAGATCAATTCAGCAGTCTATGGCAAAGATCGCTGGACTTGGGAAAGAAGTAAAACCAACTGAAGAGACACCGAGAACTAGGATGCCAGTCAAGATTGAGAAGGGTATCATGGTTCCAACAAAAGAAGTTAATGACGCATAATATGCAGACAGACTATCTTTATCCAGATCCAACAAAAGTAGACTTCGATGTCTTCGGAGGTACTTTGAAGATCAACAACTCTGATGACGAACTCAAAGAGATCATTCAACAAGAGTATCGTGAACTACAAGAAGATCCAACCTGGAACATGGTTGCTTCGATGTTTGTGACAGACCAGCAAGAGACATTCTTCTTAACTCCTGCTGAGACTCTGATCTTCAAAAGTATTTTCCAAAGACTTCATCCGAGAATGTTGATTGTCTCGAGTACTCAGTACGGGAAGACAATTACAATAGCAATGGCTTTACTAGCACGGATCGCAGTATTCCCTGAGGACTGGCTAGTGATTGTACCAGACTCTAAACGTGGTAAGCTACTCATCAATTACATTATCAAAGCGACATCGGAAAACGCATACTTCAAAGGAAAGCTTACTGGAGTCAGAAACAAAAGCAGAGATGCTATGAATCGATTACTCGAAGAGAAGTCGAAGGTGAAGTTGACGTATCAAATCTTGTCTGAAGACAATGTTGCAAGATATGGCTCAGTAGAGATTGTATCTTGTGAAGCTCATAGAGTTAATGAAGCGATCAACGCTGTTATGGGATTTGGAGGAAGAAACGTTGTCTCAGATGAGTCATCATTGATCTCCAATGAAATCGAAGCTGGTGTGTTCAGAATGTTAGCTGGTAAAGGCGAAGACACTTGCTACGTAAAAATTGGAAACCCATTTGCTCGTAATCATTTCTATCAATCTTTCAAAGACACGAAGTATAAGAAGATCTTTATCGATGAGAGAATCGGTTTAGCAGATGGACAATATAACAAACCGTTTCTAGAAGAGGCTGCAGAACGGCCTCTCTATTCAATTCTCTTTCAATGCAAATTCCCTGAGGAGGAGGCAGTCGATGCAGATGGTTACTCTCCTCTTGTTTTAGAAGAAAATCTAAACAAAGCTTTGAAGCCACAAGTTCAACTCTTTGGAGAGTTACGTCTTGGCATTGACTCTGCAGGAGAAGGACGAGACTATTCAACTCTTGTGCTCCGTGGCGCAAATGCTGCGAAAGTCTTATGGAGAAAGAGAACGATTGATACAATGCTGATCTATTCTCAAGCATGTCATTTTATCGATGCTTTCAATATTGATCCGAGAAACGTCTTCGTTGATGCCATTGGAATTGGTAAGGGAGTATACGATCGACTTGCTCAGACATACAAAGGTATTGTCTCAGTCAAGGGTTCTAACTCTCCAGAGAGATCGAAAGACTCGCAAGACTTTAAGAATGCTAGGGCACAAATGCATTGGAGAGCAGCTCTCGCATTGACAGCTGGAATGGAGCTTGAACATGATCGAAGCTGGGAAGAAGTCTTACAAGTCAAGTATTCGACAGAGAAAGGAATACTTCAGATCATGTCTAAGAAGGAGATGAGAAAGAGACGTATTAAATCACCAGACACCTGGGATGCCTTTGCTTTAACGTTCGCTAGAGAAACAATTGTCAGACCAAGAGCTGACGACGCTGAGAAGAATTTTATGAAGCAGATGAAAGCAAAGAGAAGAAAACGTGTTAGCAAAAGCTTTAGAAAGGTGCCTTATTAAAGTATGCCATCTAAAATCAAAGTAAGAGTAGAAGACGAAAAGTTCTTACAGCAAGATACAAGAAAGAACCAGCAACTGAAACCAGGCGAGAAAATCAAAGATCTTCATATCATGGTAAAGAAGTCGAAGCAGACTGCACATGAAGAAGATTATGTTGCTGACAGAGTTGAAGAGATTCGAGTTATGAAGGACCAACGAGACAAGCCATCAGAGTTGTTAGGTCAGGGAGAGAACCAAACTCAACTCAAGCCAGAGCAATACTGGAGAGAGAGTCACAAGAGAGTTAATTCGATCTCTGAGAAGCCTGATTACAAAGATGATTGGCAAGCAGATGTCTTCGATCCAGTAACTCGAAACAAAATGCTAGCAGTCCTCGCTCGTCTTGCTGCTCAACGTATCATGGTCCGTTTCCGGGACGCCGAAGGCTTTGATTCGAAAACACCGAAAGTCATAACAAACCTATACGAGAACTCAGCAAGAGGTAAGTATGGGGTTGGCAGCGAAGAGATCCTTCTCTTCTATACAATGTTTGAAGCTGCGATCAAAGGTGCAGCTCTTCGAGAGGAGGGATATTACGAAGGGCGACGTCGAGTTAAAACTTCTAGATCTCGCAGAGGGAATTGGAAGTATAAGTCAATTTATGACTATGAAGATGTCATGAGTTGGCTTATACCGATCGAGAGTTTTGTCCCAGGCGATATAACGAAACTCTCAGTTCAAGAGATGGGTCGAGCTGCTATTGAATTGTTACCAGACTTCGACACATTTAAAAAAGAATACGCAGATTATTCGAATATCCATAAAGTACAGCCACTCTCAGCATATCAACAGTCTGAAGTAAAAACATTTGGACTCCCACACGGTGCTGAGGCTGGCGATAAAGTTATTGTTCGAAAGTATTGGAATAGCCTGACAGACACATTCGATGTTATGGCAAATAACATCTTGCTGACAGAGCCAGAGAATCCGTTATCTAAGACATACGTTCATGGACAGATACCATTACATCTAACTAGATTTGAACCTCTCAGTGTGAACTACTATCTCGGAATGAGCTTACCGTTTAAGTTAGCATCGTTTCAAGATATGACAAATGCAATCTGGAATATGTCTCTCGACCAGATGTTCATTGCATTGAAGTCTCCTATCTTTAATGCATCTGGTTCTGACATCGATCTAGATTGGTTATATCCTGCAAACGTAATTGACTTAGACCAAGGTACAGATCTAAACTCAATTAGAGAGTTCAAGATCTCTCCACAGACAAACTTCTCGACTGGGCTATTAAATGTGATGCAACAACGGATGAATGAGTCAACATCAACTGGACATGAACAATCAGGTATTGCTGGAGCAGGTCGTGTAAGAACAGCTGAAGAAGTTGCTACTGCAAGACAAGCTTCGTTAGAGATTATGGGTTGTTTCTAAAACAGATGGAGTGGGCTGAAGAAGCAAGACTTGAACAAAGAGCTAAGAATTTACTATACTATTATTCAAAAAGACTAAAGTCAACTGGTAAGCATCGCAAGGTTGTAGTTGAGAACGTTAGACTTCTGAATGATGCTCTTGGAAAGATGGAGATTAATATTCGTCCGAATCCAAGATCGCAAGAGCAACTTAACGTTCTAAATGAGAGAACAGAAGAGAACTCACAAGTTGTTGATATTAAGCCATCAGCAATTCGTAATGCAAAGATCGTTGCTGAACTTGTTCCGAACTCATCTCTCAAAGAAACTGAGAGAGAAAAGAAAGAGAATGAGATTGCTTGGAGAAAACTTACTGGTGAAGATCCGATGGTTAATCAAGAAGAATCTCTCAAAGCTCTTGCAGAAGTCTATGGGAAAGATCCATCAAAAGTTATTAAGAGCCAACCAGCTCTGAGTGCTTTAGATCAAATACCAGGACAACAAGGTCAAGGAGGACAGAAGCTCGATCCAAATAATTTGAAGAGAGCGATTAATCAATCAGAGAAAGTAATACCAAATGAAGGTATATAAAACAATTACTCGGCCAATCAGAACATTGATGATCTGGTTGTTATTCAAGCTTCTTCGAGTTGATGCATATACACAGAACATGTATTTGTTCGAAGATCTTCCGAAGTTAGCAGAGAGTGAGAAAGCAATTGCACAAACGAACTTGGCCAAGTATAATCAAACAAAAGCGTTGGCTACTGCTTATGCCAATGTTAAATATAGAGAAGTCCTTTATTACGAGATCCTTAGCATGCAACGTAAAAATGTTACAACGCTAGATCCTGATAAGCGAGATGTTCAGGCCGGAGCTATCTTGTTTATCTTAAAGCATCTAGATGACATGAAGAAGGCATGGGAAGGTCTCAGGAAGAGTGGACGACTCAACAATGATAAAGCATTAAGAAAAATCCTACGCTCGTTTCATTCAGATAATTCGGGCTAGGGAAAGAACATTTATGTTACCTGACAAGTTAACAAAAGACAAGATCTCTCCGGAGATCAACAAGGACAAAGAAGAAGAGAAGGTTATCGTCGGAAAGACAAGACGCTCTCGTGAAGACATCGAGAGAATCTTCGGCGAGAGCTATCTTCGAGAAGCTGGGATTGAACCCGGGAAAGAAGTTACAGAGGATCAAGCGAAGAAGCTGATCGGGCTTCTTACAGATCGCGAGCTAGCGAACTCTAAGAACCTCTCAAAAGTCATCGGTCAGAAGAGAGGCTATCGTTCAAAACTCGAGGCTGTCTTATTGACAGGCAAGAGAGACGATGACACAGACGACACTGATGACGACGAAAAGAAAAACAAAAACGAAGACAAAGCAATTGCAGTTGCTCGTCGCAGGGGTGCAAAGGAAGAATTAAAATCTATTCTTTCTGAGTTCAAAGACGAGGGCTTAGATGCAGATGAAGTTTATAAAAACATTCGGAAGCATTATTCTGAAGACGACGAAGACATTACGATCGAAGACTTCAGAAAACGAGTTAGGACTGCATTCAATCAAGCGTACCCCAAACTACACGAGGAGAGCATCATCTCTGCTAAGAAAAGGAAAGAAGCAGAAGATGAGAAGTTCGAAGGTGACAAGACTGGCAAGTCTTCAACCGGCTCTCCGAAGGGCAGGAAGACAACTGGTCGTCGGCTTGGTTTGGCCAATCCGAAAGACTGGTATTCTACAAAGTAGTCCATTTAATTAACCTACACATCTAGTGACACTATTATGTTTATTCCAGTTCAATTCGATAGTGGGCTAGTCTGTCGTCGTCCAGCGACTACAACTCAGACAATCGTTAAAGGTGATCTTTTGAAATGGTCATCTGGTTATCTGGTAGTTGCTGCTGATGGCGATGATGAAGCAGAGTATGTTGCAATGGAATCAGTTACTACAACTGCTACCGGACAGATGATCGAAGTTCTTCGTATCACTGATCAGGTATACTTCCATGCTACTGTAGATGCTACATTAGCGCAAGCTACTCACGTCGGAAACGACTACGACATCAAAGACAAAGCCACTATTGAACTCGGTGAGACTACTGACAAAGTATTCCACATCGAGGAAATCATAAGTGATACTGTCGCTGGAGGTCACTTTAATAAACCCGCATTAGCGTAAAGTTAAAATATGCCAATACGTCGCTCTGACTTCGATGCATTAACTGGTGATCTCCAAGATATCTTTGAAGAGACTTCAAACCTAGCGATCGCTCGCATGGGTGGTCTTGATCTGTTCGGAGTTCAGGAAACTGAACTTTATGACTATGTCATTCAGAACTTACATGGTTTGACGGGTATTCGAAGAGTTGGCGATAGTGAGAATCTACCACGCATCGAAAACGTTGAGGGTGATCAACTTACTCTCACACAGAGACATTATGGTGCAATCGTACCTGTCTCAAAGGAAATGCGAAAGTTCGATCGATATGACAAAGCTTATGGAATGGTCGAAACCGTTGTCGACGAAGGTTGGAACGGAATTGATCAATCCATGGCTGATGTTCTATTGCAAGGATGGAGCACTTCCTATACAGACTACTGGGGAGACACTGTCGCCTCAGTTGGTCCGGATTCGTTGGCTTTGTTTAGTAAAGTCCACTCAAATCCAATTAACAGTAACACCTTTAATAACGTCATAAACGATGGTACCAATGATAACCCATCATTGAGTCGTACTGCTGTCGTTCAGCAAATCGCTACCGCAAAGGTAATGAAGGATGTTAACAATCTCGTACGTCCAGTTCGTCTTGACACCGTGATTGTTCCTCCATCTCTTGAAGATGAGGCACGAAGGATACTGTACTCTGACAAGATCTCAGGCTCTGCTAACAATGATACCAACATGATGTTGCGTTCAATGAAGCTGATCGTTTGGGAACGGTTAGAGGCAGCTGCAGATGGAACCGATACTTCTGCATATTGGTTCATGTGTGATTCGCAATACGTTGCGAAGACACTGCGGCTCTTATTCGCAGAACGACCTTCTCTAGATCCGCCTGAAGAAGTATATGCTAACAAAGACTGGGAATACAGTGTTGATTTCTTCTACACTCTCGGTACTGGTTATCCGATGTACATCTTCGGATCGAACGGAACTAACTCCTAAGCTAATTAACGAGGGGGGAGGTACTCTCTCCCCTCTTATACTTTTACTTATGACAGCAATTGCTAAAGTAAATTGGCATCGCCTTCTTTCGCAAGATCGGTGTAAAGACATCGGTATTCCTTGGGAAGACAAGGAACTGCATGCAATCCATGAAGAGAAGGTTCCTCCAGCTTATGTTCGAGATGGCATCTTAACTCGTGACGAGTATGAAGAAGTCATTGAGAAAGAAGAGGTTGAAGGAAAACCACTCGAGCACATGTCGATGGGTGAACTCAGTACTAAAGCTGCTGAGCTCGGAGTTGAGATACTCTCTCCGAATGCTTCTCGTCATGCGTACATGGAAGCAATCAGGAAGAAAGAAGCTGGTGAAGACGAGGAAGAAGAGGAAGAAGAGGAAGAAGCTGATGAAGAAGAAGTTGAAGAGGAAGAAGAAGTTGAAGCGGATGAGGTACCAAAAAAGAAAGCCGACGCAAAAAAGAAGTCGGATGCCAAGAAAACTAAGCGAACTCGTCGAGCACGAGCTCGCAAATAATAAAGTAAGCTACGTATGAAAAAACAACTACGGGCCTATGCTCCAGTATTACTCGGAGCATTAGCAATCGCGCTTGTAGCTACTGTTTCCTACGGTATAGCTCAGGAGTTACCACTCTCACCGAAGTCAGTAAACATCGAACATGTTGAGAACTTGACAATGGTTGTCAATGGTTCAGCAGACGATGCAATGGGCTTCACTGGTGGAGGTACGACTGGTTTAGATACTCTAGCATTGACAGCAGACTTAACTGTTGCTGATGATGCTACAGTCGGAGATGAACTAACAATCGACGATGCAACTATTACTTGTGTTGACCAGACAATGGCCGATGCAACGACTACAACTGTTGCTCTTCCTGCTACAGATCTATTTAGTTCTGGCAGCATGACAATTGTTAGTTTTACCTATAACCAAAATGGTGTTGCAACTTCTTCTGTTTCTTATGACTGCGGTGTAGCAGCAACTGCTTATACTTCATCTGACACTTTGATCGATGGATTAAGCGTTGCTACTTCTACTGCTGCTTATGAGACAGGAGACTACGGCACAAATGGTCGTATCAACCAAGCTCTTGACACTACCGAATATGTGACTTGTACTGCAACATTTACGAATGCTGCTTATGATGGTGCTTTACTTGATAATGATAACACTCATTCTGGTACTGCTACTGTCTGTGCAATTCAATAGATACATAGCTTCAAGTTAACAGAGGTCTGCCCACTCTTAGTTGGGTGGGCAGTCTCTCTGCAATTATCTATGAGAACACTCCAAACAATACTCATAGCTTATATCGCAGTTGCAATCTCATTCTTCGTCTTGCCTTTCAATGTGACAGATGAAGGACTCGATCAAGGGTTTACTGGTGGTGCTATCAGTAATAAGAGAATCGCAACTGCGTCTGCTACAAGTACATACATCTACTTAGAACCAGAGACTTCATCGACGACTGATAATTATGTTACGTCTTATGATCTCGAATTTTCTACAGCTGATCTCGAAGGTTTCGATATGAGACTGATCGCGATCGCAAGTACATCTGCAGAGATCGACTGGACATATTATTTTTCTGACGATGGAATTGATTGGTTCCCAGAAGATGGTACTACTGACTCATCTGATGTAGCGATGTCGCATGGTGCTACTGCGTATGTTCATACATGGGTTCCAACAGCGGGCTCTGTTCAAATGCATAACACAAAATATCCAACATCGCCAGCAGAGAAGCTGAGGGCTAGATTTACTAAAGTAACATTCTCGACTGATGTAGCGAGTTCAACTCTCTACGCCGAGATCGTAAGATAATGGCAATAGATAGATCAACGTATGACTCAGCAGCTTTCTCTGTAGCAAATGGTCAAACTAACAGAGATATCAAAGCTAATGAGGCATCAACATTTAACAATGTACCAGTCTATCGAAGACTTGAGTTACGAGTTGATGGTACAGTTACAATCAGACTCAGCTCAACTTCGAATGATGGTATTACAATTGGTGTCGAAGATAGTCCTTATGTTATTCCATTCGATGTAGAGGTAACAAACCTATATGTTACAAATGCATCTGGTGCAACTGTAAACATTAAACTACTCGGCACTGCATAGACTTATGTCGAAGAAAGATAAGCAAGATCGAGTCTATGAAGAATTAAATAGATCGATCAATAAAAAAGAAGTTCACCTCGAGAACTTACAGTCTCTCATCAAGGAGGCAGAAGAGGAAAAGACTTCTCTTGAAGAACAGATCCGTTCGAAGAGAGAAGTTAAAAGACATCTTAAAGCTGAGATTAAAGAGCTCGAGTCAAGTTTAAGTAATCTTGAGACACAGTTTAGTCGAACTAAGTTAACTCAAGAGAATGAACTGACTCAACTAAAATCTGAGAGAGCAACGCTTAGTGATAAACATTTAGATCTCAAAAAACGAATTGGAGAATTACGTCCGCAGGTTACTGAGAAGGAGAGAATACTTCAACGACTCAACGAGAAGATCACTGCCAAGAAAGATGAGCTAGCTATTCTTAAGAATCATCTTCAAACAGCAAGTACTCAACTCGAAAGCAGTCGTTCAAAGAATTCGTCTGTTTTAGAGAAAACATCGAATCTTCATGAAGAAGTAGCGATACTTGAAGAAAAGATCTCTAAGAAGTCAGACTATCTCTTGTTCCTAAAAGAGAAGAAAGAAAAGAGACGCAAAGCAATCTCAAAACTTGAGAAGAAACGAGACTCGATGTTAAAGGACGTCGAAGCACGAGAAAAGAAAGTTCGTAAGATTGAAGATGCTCTTGTCAAAAAAGAGAGTAGACTTGAACTCAAAGAAAAGAAACTTGTTGCACGTGAAAAGAATCTTAAGCCGATCGAGGAAGGTCTAAAGCTTCGTGCAGCAGAACTCGATGACTTAGCTAAAGCTGTCAAAGCTAAAGAAAAAATAATTAAGATGAGACAATAATATGTTTGGTTCAAATCAAGCAGTTAAAGTTATAGATGGCGATGGAAACGTTTCTGTCGTCTCTGTAATTGCAGGTTACATTGCTTCAGAGATTGATGCAAGTTCGCCTGCTTACTACGGCTTTGAGAGACCTGATGGTGCATGGTATATCATGAAGGAGACTATCTCTGGCTCTGATACTACTTACACGTTTGCAGCTGGTACATCTGGCTTTGCAACTGCATGGACTAACAGAGCGACTCAGTCGTATGATACTGTCTCAGCAACATTCTAAGATTATGAGTAAACACTTTCAAGCGACAATGAGCGCTATCATCTGTCTTTACTCACTCTTCTTCATTGCTATCAGTGTACAAGCTGATTGGAGATTTAATCCTTTCACACAGAAATTAGATTACTATCAGCAAGACACAGCTGGTGCTGGTGCATTTGCAACTTCTTCAAGTTATGGTGTAAATCTTGTTTATCCAAATGGAGTAGCCGATGTTCTTATCATCGGTGGTACAGCTACAACTTCTAATGATGTAATCTTCGATGTTACTGGAGACAGTGAGTTTGACACAGCAAACTTTAGTGGTGCTGTAACACTCGGCTCAACTCTTAATGTTACTGGTAAGACAACTCTCTCGTATGGAACTTCTACTGCATTCACAGCCGATAACTTCTACGGTACTCTAACAGGTACTGCTTCTGGTAACTTGGAGAGTGCTGACATTGATACTCTTGTAGAACTTAATGCAATTCTTCTTGGAGAGACTCTTGCATCTACTACTACAATAAGAGAGCCAGAGTATACTGCGTTAAATACTATTAGCGGTGCTACTTATGATGACCTCCAGGACTACATAAACAAAACAATGTCTTCTGGTAATGTTTCAGAGGTGGATATTACTGACAATGGAGATGGAACGGTAGCTGTTGACGGAGGGCAAGGTTATATCAGAGCTGATAGCGTATCAACCTCTACTCTTTACTCTTTTGACTGGTCTGCCTCAAGTTCTATGGATACGACTGATGACGCATTAAATTATGTTTATGTTGACTATAATAGTGGCTCGCCAAAGTTGGAATATACAACGACATTATCTGGTTTAGACCATACCTCTCAATTTGTTGTTGGCTTGGTTTACCAGGAGGCAGCCGAAGCACATATCGCCGAAGCCGGACAGCAGTTAAACAACGTTATTCATAATCTCTACTATTACCTTTGGGAGCATAACGGAATTGAACGGGCAAGTGGAGCAGTAACAAGCGAGGATGGGAGTGAGGACTTAACACTCAATATAAGTGCTGGCGTATTTTACTGGGCTTTGGAAAGAATAACTACCGCCGCTTTTGACAGCTCAACTGATGGCTCTGCTGATACCTTTGAATATTTTTACCGAGACGGAGGTGGAGACTTTACTGCAAGCACTAGTTCTTGGGCATTAGAAACAGATGAATATGATGACGGAGACGGAACACCAGGTGCGGTTACGGTTAATAAATACGGCACTCACTGGGTTTATATGACAATAGACGGAGATGTTTATGTTCAACTTGGTCAAGGAAATTACACTTTATCAGAGGCTTTAGCTGCCGAAAGACCAGCAACAATGGATGAATTGACGAATATTGGTATCTTTATTGCCAGAATAATTACACAAAATGGAGACGCTAATTTTATAGAGGTATCAACTCCTTGGGGAACTGACCTCACTATTGAAGCTGCCACCGATCACGGAGACATGGCAGGGTTAACAGATGATGACCACACACAATACGGTGCTTTAGCTCAAGATGAAACAGTAACTGGAACCTGGACTTTTGGGAACGCCTCTACTACTAATTTAACGGCTACGAATATTTGGACAACCGACCTGGACGCTACAAACTTAACTGTTACTTATGCCTCTACTACTGGAATAACCGCTACGAATATATGGGCTACTACCTTTACTGGGGATTTGGTCGGAGATGTAACTGGAGATGTAACTGGCAACGCTGATACTGCTACTGCTTTAGCTGCTAACGGAGCTAATTGTAATGCTGGTGAATATCCCTTGGGTGTAGATGCTAGTGGGGCAGTAGAGAGTTGTACTGATGCGACCACAGAAATCAATAGCGAAATAGGCAATGTGCTTGATGGCACATATACTTTTACCGACTTTACTGGTAACGACATAATAGATACTGATAACCTGAATTGGGGAAATTTTACAGACTTAGCAGAGGGCGGTGCAGTAAGCTGGGGAAATGTCGGCGCTGGCGAACTCGGTAATGA